TAACTCTCAACAAAATGTTTTGCAGCCAATCCGTAGACCTTTTCTTTTTTATCGCTCGTCCTCGACTCTGGCGTGTCCACACCATAAAAACGAACTCGTTGTTTCAGCAACCATACACCAAAACCCAAATCAATATCCACATCAGTAGTGTCACCGTCTACTACTCTGACAACTTTACATTGATATTCGTACATTATTTTCCCTTTATCATCTCTTGTAACTCAGCAGTGCTGCCTACAAACAATGCATTCGTCACACTCTTTGGCGCTGTGTTGGGAACTTCTTTAAGCCTTCGCATCTTCTCTTGTAGATCACCTAATTTCTCAGTGACCTCTGCAACTTGTTTGATAAGATTCCCCGCAACTTCGTATGCTCTTGGATGCTCTCCCTCTTTTGCGAGCTCCAGTATTCCTTCAATCGCAGATGAACCTTTCTCCACCAAATTGTAGAAGTTGTCTCTTTGATATTTGTAGTCATCATTAATGTCATCACCTGTCACCTCAATTGGTTTAGTTACGGTTGTTTGTTCGTCTTCTTCCCACGGAATCTGCACCTGTTGTAATGCTTTTGGTAAAATACCAAACTCTTCATCAATTTTGTTATTCATTATTAATCAGTTCCTTCTGATGGAGCCCTCACATCTTCACCTATTTCTGTGTCATATACCTTAGCATCTTGGTAGAATGATGAAGTTTCATTAAATCCAAAATCATCACCCGCCTCAGCAGTAGATGGTTCTGGTGTAACTGTATATCTTTGCTCCCGCTTCGGAGATTTGTCTGGTAAGTCTGTATATTGATCAACCTGTACCGTTTTGATAACATTGGAGGAAGTAAAAGGCCCATAAAGGTAAAACTTTGTAGTAAAACTTAATGAGTATATAATAGAACGCCGGGAAGTAAAGTCGCCTTCATAGTCATCTTCATAAGTAACACCATTCAAAACAATAGGAACATCTCTTTTCGTATCCATCTCTATGTTATCTTTAATCGTCACAGTATAATCGGGTTGAAAATAAGGAAGGATTTGTTCTACGATTTGTAAAGCATCATCAGATTGCTTTGACAAAATATATAAATCAAAATCAACATTATAGGGAACCGGCATATATTGTGTATCTAACTGTTTATTATTGTCTCCCTTTACTTTCCTAAATTTTTGAACACGATTTAACTTACGAGCAGGATCATAACTTAGCCCCGTGATCTCAAATCCAATCCTTGGAAGTGTCACAGCAACTTGCTTGGTTAAGTCTGCATCCTCACGCAAACGAACCAGAAATTTCTGCCGCGGGCCATACGCAAGAGGCACCTTCATTGTCTGTATAATCGTGCCGCTATTATCCTTGCGAACCAGATGTATATCATTAAACATCGTGCCAAAGGCTATAACCACCTTTCGGATTGTTTCGTTGTAAAATTGTTGTCCTAACACAATATGCTCCTTTCGCTATCACATATTACTACTTCGCTCACTACAGCATCTATATTGTTATGCCAGTGGTCTAGAAATTTATGTACCCTTGGATACTTTGGTTTAACGTCCATTGTCTGCCACATAAATTGTTGTAGTATATTCTCATAATCCGGCATCCAGTAAAAAACATTTAAAGTAACTAAGGTTTTTCTCCTTATTACTATTAACATTACGCGCTCCCTGCATCACCAAATGGATTTTTTTCTGAGAAATCTAAAACATCATCATCTAAATCATCAAATAACTCATTTTGTGCTGTCTTATCCTGATCAAAGTCTCCTACTATATATTCCTCATTCAAGAGATAAGAACCATTTTCAAGTATGATACTTTCACCCACGGAGCTAGAATCATTCTCAGCTACTATATTATCTCCATCAGTTTCCTCTAATACAAGGCCAGCATCTTGTGAATGACCCCATTCTAATCTGATATCTTCGTTCACAGCAGAGGATTGTTCCAGCGTAAACTGATAAATGAGAGCCTGGCGTGACAAGTTATCTTCTATTGCATCAATCGCAGTAATACCAGTATCCAAAGCTTCAGAACTGTATTCAAATAAGCGACAACGCATTTTATAAACAGGATTATTATCTAGTTGATAGAAGGGTTCATCATGGTCCACAAAGTTAATCTCAAATAATTTTCCAAGAACAGGATGATATATAACATCCCCCTCAAGCGGCCTATCGGAATCAGTAGCATCGGTTTCGGATAAAATATAATAAGTACTACCTTCTAATTTATAATCACTAGCTAAGGTTCCAGATTCTACTAACACAGAGCCCCCTGTAGTATCGGTGCTTGCTTCAATTTGAATCTGTTTCGTTTTATCTTGAAATCTTTCCTTACTTACAACAAATGTGGCTTCACTTAGATTCTGTAAACCAAACTGAGTCATGAGTTCACGCTCGCCGGCGTACCCGCCATCGGCATCTTCCATATACATTTCTATAGGAGCAGAATATTGAAATTTTGAAAGACTATCTTCGCCCCACACAGTATCTTCTGCAACAAGTGTCCTATCCAAATAATGAACATCATGACCATAAATTTGTATGGCTTCAGTAACCAAGTCTCTGTATAGATTTTTTTCTGTAGTAACTGCAGCTGCACCACTAGTATGGAAATGTTTATTAACAGCCATGAATTATCCTATCATGCCGTTTACGGGAAGTTCAAACGCCAAATGAATTTCTTCTTCCAACTTGTTTTGCTCTTCCAGCGCTTGCGTATAAAGTGTTTCTCCATTCATGGTTACGCCGCCTAACATTGTCACGCCACTAAACTTGGAAAGATTAGCGCCCCACTGTTTCTTGATCAGAGTAGTAGCATAGCGTTTAAGATAAATATCATCATAGATATCAGTGTATGTAGCAGGATCAAGTTTCCTATAACATTCCGCAATAATATAATCTACATCAGCGGTAAAATCATTCTCCCAATCAGCATCAATGTATAATCTGTTTTTGTGTTGATTAAACCTGATAGGCGTTTCACCAACAAGAATATGCTCTATAAGATCAAGATTATCCATTGTCATTTGATAATGCATCACGGATGTTGAAGATAAGTCAAACAGATCATTCAGACGCAACTGATAACGCACATCAAACATATTACTGGGCCCTGAACCAGTATCAGTCAAAGGCCAGACCTGTATTACCGAAAGAATGGTGTTGGGAAGTGGAATGAAGTTATCACCCTCTTTCCATGTTGCTGTAATAGTATCATCAGCTGTGTCTGTTCCTGTTGTAGAAGTGTTGGTCCGAGCTCTTGTAACTTCAGCAGATGTGACTAAGTGTTTAAGATATACTTTTTCAATACCGTCATAATGATACTGAGCAAAATATTGAAGCGCCTCATCTATCCGGTCATCAGCTTGATCATCAGAAATATTAATGTCAATAACCCCATCACCGAGAGCTCGCAAACAATAACTCTTAAAAGTAGCTTTACTTATTGGAATGGCCATAATTGTAAATCCTTTTATACTATTTATAAAGTACTTGTCTGGTAACTAAACAGTTCGGCCCAAATTCCACACCTTCAACTAACCATTTACCTTTTTTTTTAAAGCCAACCTTTTGATACGCTGAAAGAGCCGATTTCCGTGGCATACTCCATATCCAGTGACATTCCTCTTTTTTTCCTTGTAGAATAGCTTGGTTGAGTAATATTTGAGAAATTCCTTGTCTGCGATATGCGGAATCAACATATAATCCTCTTGATCTATATACTTTTTCGTCAGTTCTAAACCCGCTATTAACTCCTATAATTTTTTTATTATCCTTTACAGCCCAGAATGTTGAAGGATGTTTTTCAAATATTGAACTATTTTTAATTATCTTAGTAGGCATTTCCCAATATAAGCTACTCGTGGGTTTAATTTCACTAATTCGTCCAGGCCATAACTTATCATGCCAAATAGGATATATCTCTTCAAAAGAACTTAATATACATTCAAAGTTTTGCATTATCCTACAGAACCTTCCATAATGACTTGTTCATTCAGACCAGCTGAGAACTGTTCCATCTCAACATCTGTTGTGAAACCGTACTTATATGATTCTGATATATTTAAGGATGCCATTGGTAATAATATTTAGACATGCCTAAACACGCATGCCTAGGCACGCCTGGGCACGTTTGAATATTTCATAAAATATTTCACTATTCCATAGATATGGAAGTTGAGCCCCATTTAGTTTTCTTAATATATTTAGCATTACAATATCCACAGATAACATAGTTATCTTTTCCCATCTGTAGATATATTACTGGATGATCATTATCACACATAATATAGTCTTTATCAGTGTATATTTCTTCTAAAAATGTCATAA